GGTGAACGCGAGACCCCTATCAATTTCTGCGAGTAATGCTGTCATCAAATAATTTATGCCTAACCAAATACAATTCCTCGTCGACCAGTTCGGCCTGGCCAACACCGCATGGTTTATCCGGCTGATGAAAAGCGGCACCACTCCAGAGCAGATCGTCGGTTCCCTGGTGCCCAGCAACTATGACAGCCGAAGGGACGGAGTCTTCCGAGCCCTCCAATTCGCAGGCAACCTGCCCGACTCGATGATGCCCCAGGAGATCAAGGACGCCTTGCAGCCATGACACAAAAGGAATACGGCGACCGCATCGGTATAAGCCAGCCGCGGGTCGCACAGCTTATATCTCAGGGAATGCCTATGGACTCCCCTGAGTCGGCCGACCTCTGGCGATCTCAACACGTTAGGTCACGCGCTAAGTCTATTCCTAAACAGAAGAACGTACCAGAACCCACCGCAATCGAACAGGAAGGCCCCTACAGGCCTATTGAAGCAGAGACCCCTCTCAACACCGCAACGGCCGCCACCGACTCGCCAGAAGGAGCCTACGAAAGGCAGCGGCAAATCGAGCGTGCAGCCTATGACCTGGCTGTCGATGCCCTCCGCGGTGGTCGAGCCGACGCCGGCCGGCTGGTGGCGATCCATGCCGCGGCAGCCAAGAACTTAACGTCGGCCCGTGACGAGGTGATCACCCAGGCCGAGAAGGAACGCCGCCTGGTCTCTGGCGACTGGGTGCGCCGGGTGATGCAGGAGCACGACGGCGCCGTGGCCTCGCTGATCAAGGCCATGCCTAAGCAGCTCTCCGGCCGTATTGCACCGCATGACCCCGAGCACGCTGAACGTGAATTGACCCGGTGGGTCCAGGAGGTCTGCCTTAAGACATTGCACAACACCGACCCATGGAAAACCTGACCGACCTCCAGCGCTCACTCCTGGACTACCGCCGCAACCTCTACAGGCCGACACCGATGCAGACCGTGGTCGACTGGGCCGAGGCATCGCTCCGGCTGACCCAACGGCAGACCGAGCACCCCGGGCCCTTCTCAACCTCGGTACGGCCCTACACCAGGGAGCCCATGGAATGCTGGAAAGACCCTACGGTCTACGAGGTGACCCTCTGCTGGGGAAGCCAAACCAGCAAAACGACCACTCTGATGGCCGGCCTGGCCTGGCTAATCGCCAACGAGCCGAGCCCGGCCTTGTGGCTGATGCCTACCGAGAGCCTGGCCCGATCATTCTCGAAGTCCCGCTGGCTGCCCATGCTGGAGGACAGCCCAACCATGCTCGAATGCTACCCGGCCGAGGCTGATAAAATAACCAATCTCGAACAGCACTTCACCCGGTCGACCCTGACTTTCGTAGGATCCAACAGCCCGGCCAACCTAGCCTCCCGACCCGTCCGGGTACTCATCGCTGATGAGGTCGATAAGTTCGCCGAGGCGACCAGCAAGGAGGCCGATGCCCTCGACCTGGCCGAGCAGCGCCTCAAGAGCTTCAGCAGTTCCAAGGCCTTTATGACCAGCACGCCCACGGTGGTCGAAGGCAGGATCTGGCAGCGCTTTATTCGTGGCGACCAGCGCCGCTATTACCTGCCGTGTCCGCATTGCCGGGAACTGATCAAACTGGAATGGCGGCAGGTGACCTGGGACGATGCCAAAACCGATGACGGCAAACATGATCTAGCCAAGATCCGGGCCTCTGCCCACTACGTCTGTCAGCTCTGCCTTGGCAAGATCACCGACTCGCACAAGGTGGCAGCCCTTCGACATGGCCAATGGCGCCCAGAGAATCCCAACGCCATGCCCGGTGTGCGGTCCTACCACCTAAGCAGCCTCTACAGCCCTGACCGCAAATGTACCTGGGGATATCTGGCTGTCTCGTTCCTAGAGGCAAAAAGCTCTATGGCCGGCCTTCAGGGCTTTGTTAATGGAAACCTTGCAGAGCCCTGGGAGCAACAGGACGTGCAGCAGGAGCGCACCGAGACCGCGGCCACCGTGACCGTCGATGGCGGACGGCGCTATCTGACCGCCGACGTCCAGGCCGTGGCGCCGTTCTTGTGGTGGGTGTGCCGCGAGTGGAAAGACGGCAACTCTACCCTGATTGCTGCCGGCCATGCCGACGACTTCGCAGCCCTTCGCCGGGTGCAGGTCGCCCTCGAGGTCCATGACATGGATGTCGGCATCGACAGCGGCTTCAACACGCAGACGGTTTACGACGCCTGTGCCTCCTATTCCTCGGTGACATCCAACCCGATCAACTTCCCTTGTGGGCTCCGATACCCTCCAGAGGGCGGCCTCCGCAAGCCCATGGTAATCGGCTGGATGCCGCTCAAAGGCCGAGAGACCGGCGCCCGGTTCACAGCAGCCACCGGGGCGGTGCACCCTTTCGGCCTGTCGACATCATCCTCGATGAGGACCGACGTTGTGCAGCCCCTCCTGGTGTTCGACACCGAGCACCTTCGAGATATGTTGAGCCGCCTGAGAAAAGGCGACATCGACCGGGAATGGGGCGTCCATCAGGATCCGCCCAGCGTCCAGGCCGAAGGTGCCTACATCGCCGAGCCCGACCTGTACTGGCGCCACCTGGACTCTCACGTCCTACGACCCCAGGCCAACCGCGCAGGTCGAATCAAACACGTCTGGGTGAAGCGAAATCAGAAATGGCCGGACCATCTTCACGACTGCGAGATCATGCAGCTCGCCATGGTCATGCTGTGGAATGATCTGGTCACGTCAAGTGAGTCAATACCCAGCTAACCTGTTGAAGTCACCCTGGTATAGGAGAAGATCCGGCCCGAGGTGTTCACTTTTACGGTAGCAATTAAGAGGGCCTATCTCCGCAGTGTCTATGCGACACTGGGCGGTGTGACGCTCCTGGCTGCCCTGGCTGCCAAGTCTATCGCCGCGGCTACAGTGATTGAATCCGGCCAGGTGGTCCGGTCGACATCATCCTCCGATGTGTCGGTCGAGTTTGCGGAGCCGGGCAAGGGAGCCCCCACACCATCCGAGATGGTCGAGATGTGGGAAAGCCTGGTCGATGACTACGACCTGGCCGTCTATTACCTCGAGCAGGACGGCAACCTTACGCCCACCGACGCCCAGATCTACACCAAGATGGTGGGCGTGGTTCTGGTTGCAGCCACCAGTTTCGGTGGCGACTTCTCCAACTTCCGCCGTGAGGCGTCCTACCGGATGGGCATGAGCTGATGGGATTCCTCGATACCATCATCCAGAAGTTCCGGTCCGCACCCGTCGACCGCTACGAGGGCGCGTCCAATTCGATCCGGCGTTCCTTCCTGGACACCAGTTACACATCGGTGAGGTTCGATGTTACCAGCAGCACCCGGCAGCAGATCGTCCGAAAGTCCCGATTCTTCGAGCAGAACAACGCGGTGATGAATCGCCTGGGCGACCTGTTCGAGAACTACACCGTCGGCAGCAACTTCTCGGTGCAGCCAGCCTCCTCGGATCCAGATTGGAATCTCCGGGCTAAAAAATGGTGGGACACCTGGAGCCGTTACCCTGATATCGGATCCCGCCAATCTTTCGGCACCCTAATGTCGCTGGCCGCCCGTGGTTGGTTCTACGACGGCGAATCCTTTATCCTCCTGACCAAGGGCGAGACCGGCCGGCCCCGCCTGCAGCTAATCGAGCCGCAGCAGGTCTCCACTCCCGCTGGCCAGGAGGGCCTTCCTGATGTGTTCGATGGCGTCCGGTTCGACCCCAAGACAGGTCGGGCCATCTCCTTCTATTGCGGCCAGGAGCAGCAGCAGGGACAGCTTACCGACATCCGATCCATTTCTTCCGATTCGGTGGTCCACATCTACGAGGCCCAGCGTGCCGGCCAGCTCCGCGGCCTGCCTTTTGTTGCGTGCGTCATCAACGACCTTCACGACCTGGACGATCTCCAGAAGCTCGAGATGGAGTCCTGCAAGCTCGCCTCCAGCGTGGCCCAGGTGATCAAGACGAGCTCCGGTGAGGTCCAGGCCACCAGCCTGCGATCCGGTGTTGCTGGATCTCAAGGCACCGCCCAGAACTACTACGAGAACATTTTCGGCGCCTCGGTCAAGGTGATGAAGACTGGCGACGAGTTCGAGCAGTTCAGCGCTGACCGCCCCAACGTCAATATGCGCGAGTACTGGCGCAGCCTAACCGAGAAGGTCTGTGCTGGCGTCGGTATTCCTTACGTCCTGGTATTCCCAGAGTCGATGCAGGGCACCGTCTACCGTGGCTCACTCGATATGTCTTCGGTGTGGTTCCGCAGCCGGCACCAGGTGATGGCCTCGGCCGCCCGTAGGATTTGGGAATATGTGATGGAATACGCCATCCGCACCGATCCGACTCTCAGAGACAGCCCTGACGACTGGTACGAGGTCGCCATCCAGGCACCCCGAGCCCCCAACGTCGATGTGGGCCGTAACTCTGCCGCCCAGCTAAACGAGCTTGGTGCCGGCATTACGACCTATGACGAGATCTACGGAGCCCGAGGCATCGACTGGCGATCCGCCCTGGAGGCAAAAGCCCAACAGGCCAGGTATATCCAAGACCTGGCGGTCAAATACGGCCTCGATGTCTCCCAGATCTCGACCGCTCAAAAGCAGCCGATAGCACCGGAGCCGGCCGCTGCTGCTCTCGAGCAGCCGCCTTCCGAAGAGATGCCCGAGCCGATCCCGGCCGAGCCCATCGAAGAGGTGGTCGCAGTGCTCGAGCCCAAAAAGCGGAAAAGCAGAGCCAAAAAAACCGAATGACTAAAGTTACCAACTGGCTTTCCTACAGCCCCCGAGCCTCGGTCCATGAGCCGGCGGTGCTCCAGATATTCGACCAGATCGGTGAGGACTGGTTCGGTGGTTCAGGCATTTCTGCTAAGGCATTCTCCGATGCTCTCCAGTCTGTAGGCCCCGGCCCCCTGGTGGTCGAGATCAACAGCCCAGGTGGCAACGTCTGGGACGGCTTAACGATCTACAATATGCTGCGAGGCCGGCAGGCGCCGGTGACTACCCGTGTGGTCGGCATCGCTGCATCGATTGCCTCGATCATCGCTCTTGCAGGTGACAGCATCGAGATGGCCGAGGCCTCGCTGTTCATGATCCATGACCCGTCTGGAATGGTGGCAGGCACCTCAGACGATATGCGGAAGATGGCCAACGCCCTCGACCAGCACGCCGAGATCCTGGCCGGCATCTACACCAAACGCACCGGCAAGACCTCAGCTCAGATCCGCGCGGCAATGACCGCGGAAACATGGTTCACCGCCCAGGAGGCCATCCAGTTCGGTCTGGCCGACAAGACCACCGAGCAGCTCGCCATGGCCGCCTGCTGGCATCCTCGGGCCGTGACCAAGACCGCCCCCGAGACCGTCCGAAGCAATCTCCGGCGAGGCCTTGAGCAGTATGCCGAAGGCCTGGCCGGTGATGGCCTCGAGAAGCAGACCGTCCTGGACGCCGAGGCCCTGGTGGCCGGTGAGGCGCCCACCGAGGACAAGATCCGCACAGCCAACGCTTGGTGGGGACGCAACGAGCGCTTCCTCGAGGCCGAAGCCAACACGCCGGCCGACGTGGCTGCCAACCTCTGGGGAGGTGCCGCCGGCCGTGACTGGTTCAAAGCACTCTACGCCCAACTCGAAGTCGAGGAGGGCGAAACCACAGACAACAAACTTTCGACCGGCAGCACTAACGCTGCCGACGATGGCGCGACAACCGCGCCGACATCACAGCAGACACCACACAACATGACTGATTCCAACACCGTGGTGGCGGCCGCTCCTAGTGCGCCGACCGCCCTCGACATCGACGCCATCGTCGCCAAGGCCGTGGCCGCTGCCATCAGCGCCAAGACCATCACCGCCGCCCCTGCACCGGAGCCCGTCGCCCCGGTTCGCATCGAGAACCTCGGCAATGCACTGCTCGAGAAGCACAAGGGCTTTCAGGCCGGCAATGACCGCCGCAAGTTCTTGGTAGCCAACCACTCCGAGCTGTTGCGCCAGAGCGCCATCCACGCCCCGCAGAACGCCAACACGTTCGCCTCCGGCCTGGTTGTCGATTACCTCGCCGATGCAGTGATCACTGTGGCCGCCACTCGTTTGGCCTTGGTATCCGCTTTCAGCCGCAACGTCGGCCTAGACAACCTCAGGCCCCGCGCTTCGGTTCAGGTGAAGAAATATACCACCGGCACCGCTGCCCAGACCAACCCGACGTCCTGGGAAACCAACAACGACAGCACGCTGGCCGCCACCGCGGTCACCGTGAACCAGATCTCGAAGAACTTCACGGTCACCCAGCAGGAGCTTAACCAGGGCTTCATGCTGTCCGACTTGGCTGCCGGTTCTGCCGACCTGTTTGCCTACGGCATCAGCGACGTGCTGACCGCCCTGATGGTCTCGGGCAACTACGGCGCCGCGACTGTTATCGGCACCGCGGCCAACTTCGACACCTCGGATCTGCCTGCGATCCTGGCTCTGGCCAAAAACTACCGCAGCAAGAACCTCATCCTGGACGGTGGCCACATCGCTCGCCTCCAGTTCTCTTCCGCGAGCAACACCTTCCCCGACAGCCGCCTCGAGCTGCTGGCCAATGGCCGGTTCGGCTTCGACGTGGTCGCCGAGAACAACCGCTGGACCTCTGCCGAGGCCAACACCGCTGGCTTCGTCTGCGGCCCTGATGCCATCGCCATCGCCTCCGGCCTGCCGGTCGGCATGATCGCCGGCGAGTTCCTTGAGCAACGCGCTGTCACCACCGCCAACGGCCTGAGCTGTCTGCTCTCCGTCTGGTACAGCCGCGCCTCCCGCGCTCACATGGCGTCTTACGACATCATGTTCGGCGCCGCGGCCGCGGACACGACCCAGGCCGAAGTTCTGGTCACCGCTTAAGGTACCCATGAGAATCGCCACAACCATCTCGGTGGACCGAAACGACAAGGCTAAGATTGTCGCCGGCCCCGAAGTCGATGCGTCACTCCAGCGCACCGCCTTCAACACCGCGACTATTCCCGAGGGAGGCAAGCTCATCCTGTGGATACAGGGAGCCCTGGCACCGAAGATTCGTAAAGGATAGCAAACCAACCTGGGGGCCTCGGCAATATGGCCGGGGCCCCCTCTACCGAAAGACCACAATGGCCGTTCAAGCAGACATCTCGATGGAATATAGCATGGGTCGCCAGGGATTCTTCCCGGTGACCACCACCGCTGCCCAGACTGGCAACTTCTCGGCCGTTATTCCGGCAGAGCCGACCGTCTTCACCTCGATCACCGGAACCGGGATCTCTGGAACTTGGACTGGCATCACCCTGCCGGCCGGCTTCCCGCTGTGCGGTGACATCACCGGCTTCCAACTCGCCTCTGGCAAGGCTGTGGCATTTCTGGCTCGCACCGCCTAACACATGAGACTTGGCATCGGCATCGGAATCAATCGACCGCCCTCCGGCGAGGCCGGTGGCTTCGATCTGCCGATCCTGCGGCGCGATATGCTCCAGGAGGACGAGTTCTTCGTCCTGCAGGAAGATGCCTCCGGCAAGATCGTTTTCTCGTTCGGCACCTACGACCGAATCGCTTTGGAAAACGGCACTGACCTTTTACTGACCGAAAACTCCGACAAGTTCATCCTCACCGTTTACTGATATGGCAGACTCCAAAATTACGGCCTTAACGGCCATCTCAACAGTCGATCCCGCGGCCGACCCGTTGGTGATCGTCGATGTCTCCGATACGTCAATGGCCGCAAGCGGCACGACCAAGAAAGGGACAATCAATCAATTCCTGGGAGCCGGCGGCACCGCCACCCTCGCCTCCGCCACCATCACCGGCGACCTGACGGTGGACACCTCGACGCTGAAGGTGGACAGCGCGAATGATCGTGTTGGTGTTGGAACTACGACTCCTAGCCAGAAACTCGAAGTTGCCACCTTAGGTTCTGACACCCGACTTCGCATTAACAGCACTTCTGTTGTCGCAACCGAATACTTCCGCTCCGGTACTGGATTGTGGCTTGTTGGAAGTGATTCAACCAATGCGTTCAAGATTGCGCGTGGATCGAACTTTGGAGGATCTGCTGATTATTTTTCGATTGGCTCCGCAACTGCCGATTGCACTTGGTTTGATGCGGCAGGCGGCACTCGGATGACCCTGAACTCCACCGGACTGGGCGTGGGGGCGAGTCCTGCAAACGTAATAACAGCCCGTGCTGCTCAGGATACTGGGCTTGAGTTGAACAGTGCGGCGTCGAATGCTTCCCGACTGATTTTTGCTTACGATCCTGCGAACACTCGCTGGTACATCAACAGCACTTTGAGCGGAAGTGGAACGACTCTTCCGCTTGCATTCCTGATTGGTAATACCGAGCGGATGCGCATCGACACATCCGGCAACGTCGGCATCGGAGTTACGCCGAGTGGAACAATATATTCGGTTTCTGAAACACGTTTGGTTGTTAAGGGAACCTCAAACAGCTTTGCTGGAACATTAGCCGTACAAAGCAAAGGCACCACAAATGCTGTCACCGGTTTTTTAACCGCTGGTGATAATACCAATGAAGTCGCTGTAGGTTCTACTACAAATAGCCCGCTTAATTTCTACACAAACAATGCTTATAAAGCATCCATTGATGCGTCGGGTAATTTGTTGGTGGGTCTGACCACTGCCGGAACCACCGCTGCAAAGACCATCCAGATTGCCAACGGAACCGCTCCGACTGCAAACGTCACCGGAGGTCAACTCTACGTCGAAGCCGGTGCGCTGAAGTACCGTGGATCTTCTGGCACTGTTACCACCATTGCTGCTGCCTAATCAATACCAATATGACAATCCTCTGGCTCATCGAACGCCTCTTGGTCAAGCCGACCGAAGGCTCCTACACGGACGTTGTAATCACCGCCGACTGGCGATGCAACGGCTCGCAGGACAGCTACAGCGGCACCTGCTACGGCTCCTGCTCGTTCGCTCCTCCTACGGAGGGCTTCACGCCCTACGACCAGCTCACCGAGCAGCAGGTGCTGGACTGGTGCTACGCCAACGGAGTCGATCAAGCGGCCATCGAAGCGAACGTTACCGCGCAGATCCAGAACCAGATCAACCCGCCCGTGGTCAGTTTGCCGCTGCCGTGGGTGCCGCCTGCGCCTGAGCCGGTTTTGGTTGCGGAGCCGGCCACCGTTGTCGATTCTCCGGTCGCATGATCAAGATTGAACTCACCACGGAGCAGGTGAACAGCCTGCTTCAACTTATCGACATTGCCATCAAGGCCGGTGGCTACCAGAACGCTAAGGTAGGCGTTCCTTTGGCCGACATCATCCTCGCAGCAGCACAACCAAAGCCCGAGTAAATGGACTCATCCAATCACGGCGGTGACACAAATCAGATGATCGCCTCCATGGGAGGAGCGGCAGCGGCCACCGCTGTCTCGTTCATCCCCTGGCTGACCGACATCGTTCGACTTATCACCGCCGTGATTGGCCTGCTCTGCGCCATCTACGGTGCCTACAAACTCTTTAGAAAATGAAGAACACCAAGACCACTCTCGCCGGCATCGGTGCCATCCTCGTTGCCATCGGTGGGGCCATGAAAGCCCTGTTCGACGGTGACCCGACCACCCATCTGGACATCACCACGACCATTGCCGCGGTGACCGCCGGCATCGGCCTGATCTGGGCCAAGGACGCCGAGAAGAAGCCTGAGTGAATTGGATCTACCAGATCCTGAAGGCCCTTCTGGATTGGCTCAGGGAAACACCACCTACCGATGTTCAACACGGCAAAGCACCCGAGGCTCTCAAGAACGATCTGGCTGATCGCATTGCTGGACTGCCTCGGCTGCCAGATGACCAAGGTGGTCCTGGTCCCTTCCGGTGATCCGGTGATGCTGGCAAAGCCAATCAAGGCCAGCGTCTATGCTTTCGACAAAGACAAGAAGCTGGTGGGGCCGTCCAAGGTGACGCTTCCTGCCGGCTGGTACGTCCTGCCCAAGAACTGATATGCCGCAGCAAATCATCAACATCGGAGCAATTGCCAACGACAACACCGGGGACACCCTCCGCGGCGCTGGGCAGAAGATAAACGACAACTTCACCGAGCTGTATACCGACATCTCGGCGCTGACATCGGCCACGGCCTACACCCCGACGCTTGTGGACTCCGGCGGCGGCCGCACTTACACGGTGACAGTCAATTCCGCACGGTTCACCAACATCGGCAATCTGCGGTGGTTCTCGGTCG